ACGATGGTGCCGCCCGACGTCTCCAGCGTGGCCGTGGAGACGGCCGTGGCGTTGCCGGTGGCGTTGGTGTCGCTCGTGATCGCGTTGGCCGTGGCGGTGCCGTTCGAGGCGTCGCCGAAAGCGTCCGCGCTGAAGGACAGGGTCGCGGCCGCCGTGCCCGGCGCGCTGATGTTGCCGGCGGTGCGGAACTTCAGCTTGGCGCCCGTGCCCAGGAGGGCCGTGACGGCGTCGGTGGCGGCGTTGCGCGCGGCGGTGGAGTGGGTGACGGACATGATGGCCTCCGGGGGTTACGCGACACCATCGACCTTGCCGACAAGCGTGTGCTTCTCGACGCGGCCATCGGCGCGCTTGATCTCGATCTGGAACGACAGCTCGCCCGGCACGCCCTTGAGGGCGTTCTCGCGGGCGAGGGCGACCGTCTTCTGCATCTGCGGCGTGAGCGGCAGGTCGAGGTCGAGGTGGGCGTTGATCTGGGGTTCCATTCAGCGGTTCCTGAGACGTGCCCGGGTCTTCAGCCGCGCCCCGGAATAGCGGGCCCGCTCGATCTCGGCGAGCATCTCGTCCTGCGCGGCCTGGGCCAGCGTGCCCCAGGTGGCGATGCGGTCGTCATCGCGCAGGTAGGGCGCGCTGTGGACCAGCGAGCCGTAGAAGTAGTAGTCGGGGTGCTTCTCCAGCAGCCAGTTCGTCGCGGTGGTGCCGCTGGCACCGAGCGGCGTGACGCCCTTGTAGTAGGACATCTCGATCTCGATGGGCTCGTCGGTGTACGGCACCACTTCGAGGTAGTTGCCCACCAGGGTGTAGTAGCGCGGCTCCAGCACCTGACCGTCGCGGCGAATCTTGTCCGCGTATTCCTGCGTGACGTACTGCAGCGGGCGCGGCCGCGTGACGCCGTCTTCGCCGGTCACATTGAGCTGAATCTGCTGCGCCTCGCGCCAGTCGGAGGGAAGCCGAAGGTGGCCTTCGCTGAGCGTCGCCGTCGCGCGCACGACCATGTTGCGCTCGCGGATCACGCGGTTGGCGCGGGCCTCGTGCAGCTTGATCCAGGAGACGCAGCGCTCCGGGATGACGGTGGAGCCCAGGCGGTTCAGGGTGTCCACCATCATCGAGATCAGCTCGGCGCGCGTCGCGAAGGTGTATTCGGCCATGGCTTAGACCTTGCCCTTCCAGACCCGGAAGCCCTCGTTGGCCGGGTCGTTCAACCAGCGCTTGAGGGCCGCCTCGTCGTTGAAGCTGCCGTCGCGCATCATCCGCTCGACGACCACGTCGGGGATGAAGCCGGCGACGACCATGCCGTCCAGGAAGTCCTGCGTGCGGGTGCCGCGCAGCTCGCGCAGCTTCGCCGCGTGCGCCAGGACAGGATCGACGTCCTGGGTCATGACCTCCACCATCCGGCCCTCAGCGTGAGGGTCGGTGTGGAGCGTCTTCAGGACCCCGCCACGGTGGTCGAGGATGCTGACGTTGGACATCAGTTCACCCGGGCGAAGTCGATCACCGTGACGTCGGCGCCGCCGGCTGCGTTCACGAGGACCGCGCGGTGATGCTTGGCCAGGATCGGCGTGGCCAGCTCCTGCGGCACGTTGGCCGCGAGCGTCGCGGTCTTGACGGGCACCCAGGTGACGCCGTCCTGGCTGATCTCCAGGCGGGCGCCGTTGGCCGCGCTGGCCGCGCTGGACAGGAAGTAGGCGCCGAACTCGCGGTAAGCGCACGGCGAGCCGCCCGTGTTGAAGGCGTCGCCTTCGAGCGTGGCGGATGCCGCCAGGGCCTCGTCGAGGGCCTGATGGCGATAGAGGTGGGAGCGCTGCAGCATGGGGTTCTCCTGTGAAAAAGGGGGCCGGCGTTGCGGCCAGCCCCCTCGTCTCCGTCAGGCCGGATTAGCGGCCGTATTCGGCGTTCGTGTCGAACAGGTCGAACGTCGCGCCGTGCGCCTTCTCGTTCGTGACCTGCACGCCCCACTCGACCAGGATCATGCGGGTTTCGGCGTCACCGATGGCCGCGATGGGCTTCTGGCGGAAGGTGCGGAAGAACGCGAACTTCACGAAGGCCGGGTCGATGTAGTACACCGCCGACTGGGGCATCCAGCGATCCAGCTTGATCTTCAGCACGCCGAAGTCCGAGCGGTAGACCGTGATGCCCTGCACGGCCTGATCGTTGGGCACAGCGTGCTCGCTGTTCGCGCGGCCGGTGAAGCCGTCGATGGTGACCTTGTTGACCGAGTTGGTCAGGAGCACCGTCGGCTTCGCGCCGTTCTCCCAGCACTGCTGCATCTGGCTGCGCAGCATCGTCTCGTCGAGCGCACGCTGCGTGCCGGCCACGATGGCGCCGGTCGCGGTGCCCGGGTGCGAGCCGGTGGCGCCACGGGTGACGTTCGTCTCCAGCCAGTGGGCGAACGCGCGGGTCTTGCGCACGCCGTCGTCCAGGCCGTCGTCCAGCGGCTGGAAGCCCAGGGCGATCTTCTCCAGGTCCATCTTCAGGACCTTGGACTTGAGCGCCATCTGGTGGGCCATTTCGCCCGCGCCCTTGCCGGCCGGCTGGGACGCTTCCTGCGAACCGGTGACGGTCGCGTCGCGGCTGGAAATCTGGACCACCGAGTTCTGGCGAACGGTCGGCTGGCCAGCGGTGCGGGACAGGGTGAAACCTTCCTCGCGAGCGTTGGTGTCGTCGGCCGTCGGCAGTTCTTCGGTCTGCCAGTCGAAGCCCACGTTCTTCGCCGTGCGCCGACCCGCCAGGGTCATGAACGGCGTGTCCGAGGGGTCGATGTTGTAGATCGCGTTTTCGAGGTCCTCGCGGTTCGCGGTGGCGTCGCGCGTCTCGAAGGCGTTGGTGACCTTCGCCATGATGCTTCCTCCAGGGCCTGGGCCCGATAGTTCCTACAAGAGCGTCTGGAACACTGCGGCGGCGGATTCCACCGACTGCTCCTTCGCGTGGCGCTTCCTTGCGTCCGCAGTGCGCAGGGCCTGCTTGGAACCGGCGTGCTCCTTGCCCTTGGCCTTGAGCACGGGGGTCTTCGTTCCGGCCGCCTTCGGCGTCTTCGCCTTCAGCTTGATCAGCGTCGGCTTCTTCTCCTGCAGCTTTGCGTACAGCATCGCCTGCCGGATCATCAGGACGGCCCGAGGGTCGTCCACCGCCTTCAGCTCTTCGGCCGTGAAACCCACCTTCTCCGCGTACGCCCGCATCGCAGCGCGATCCGCCTTCTGCTTCGCAGGGTCCTTCCATTCGGGGACCTGCGTCAGGAGCCACTTGTGACCCTCGGCCACCGCCTCGCGGCGGCGCATCTCGAAGGCGTGCTGTTGCTCCTGGCGAACGCGGTTGCGCTCCTGGTCGATGTCGGCCTGGAGCGCCTTCTGGCGCTGCCAGTCAGTCCACTGCTCGCTGTAGGCGATGGGGTCCCGCGCCTTGAGCGCGTCCCAATCGGGTTCCTGCGGCATCGTGGCCTGGATCGCTTCGGAGAGCTGTTCCAAACCCTGCGCGTATTGCTCGCGCATCGAAGAGACTTCGTCGCTCATGGCCCGAACCGTCTTGCGATCCTCGGCCAGCGCCTGGGTCTTCTTCGTGTAATCCCGCTGCCGGAAGTAGCCCTTCACCAGCTCGGCGACCGGGATGTCTTCCTCCGTGCCGTCCGCGTGCGTGACGGTGTAGGTCGCATCCAGGTCCGCTTCGCCGTCGGGATCGTCCTCAGCGTCGGGATCGGGGTCGTCCTCCTCGGACGACTCCTCTTCGGGGTCGTCGCCCTGGTCCTCTTCTTCCTCCTCGCCGCCTTCCTGGTCGGGATCGGCGTCGGGATCGGCGTCGGGATCGGCATCGGGGTCCGCGTCGGGGTCCGCGTCCAGGTCGTCCTGGTCGGGATCGTCCTCCGGGTCCACCTTCGCCTTCGCGCCACGGGAAGGGGGCTTGCCAGTCGGCTTCTTGCCCTGCTGCGCCTCCTGCGGGTCGTCGGGGTCCTGCTTCTTAGAGCCGCGAGCGGCCTTGAAGCCAGGGGTCAGAACCTCCTGGAAGGCGAGAGCGGCGTCGGGGATGCCGACGGAGCCGCTCTCAGTTGCACTCGAAGTGGTTTCGTTGGTGCCTGCCATTACTGTACCTCAACTGTTGGTTTGAAGGGAAGGGGCCTACTTGCGCTGGGCCATCTTGTCGATCTGGCCCTGGGCGACCTGCCCCTCCTGCATGGCCATGCGGAGTTGCTGCTCCACGTCGTTGATCACGCTGGCGGCGTGGAACAGACGGTCCCGGTCGTGGACCTTTTCGACCGGGCAACGGCAGAAGGCCTCGAAGTAATCGAGGCGCAGGTTGGCGAACGCGTTGCGGATCAGCGGGTGCTCCATGAGGCGCTTGGCCTCGTGCCCACGCGCGACCTTTTCTTCGGCGGTGAGCTGTTCGACCGGGCGGGCCGGGATGACGCGCTGCTGCGGCTGCGTGGTGGTCTTCGATGCGGTCATGGCGCTTCCTTACTTCTTGCCCTTCGACGGGCGGGGTTGAGCGGCCTTCTTTGCCGCGATCTTTTCCTGGGTCTGGACCGTGCGCTGGTGCTGCTGGTCCTTCACCGTGCGGTCGGCGTCGGCCTGCGCGCCCTGGAACGCGAGCTGGTCTTCCTGCTGGATGCCCTGCGCGACGCGGTCGCGGTCGGCCTGCTGGCCCTGGTGGTCGCGGTTCGCGTCGGAGTCGGCGAGGCGCGCCACGCGGTCCCGCTCGGCCTGCGAGGCCTTCATGTCGCGGTCGGCGGCGCCCATGCGCTCCTTGGCGGCCAGGGCGTCGCGGTTCTTCATGATGTCCGCGATGATCTTGGCCTCGGTCTGCTGCGTGTTGACGCCGAACTGCGCGGCGAGCTTGAGCAGCTCCAGGCCGCGCGTCTGATCGAGCTTGTCGCGCTCCAGGTCCAGCCGGCGGTCTTCCTGGTCCGCCTTGCGGGCCGTCTCGGCGTCCTTGCGCTCGCTCTCCTGCTGCAGCGACGTGGCCTGGGCGTTGGCCAGCACCATCGCCGGGTCCTCGGGCTCGCCCGTCTCGGGCACCTGGAAGTTCGGATCGACCTTGCGGAAGTACTTGTCGATGTTGGTGCGGCCGGTCAGCTCCACCATCTCGCGCAGCGTGTCGGCGTACATGCCGAGGGACACGATGGGGTTGTTGGGGCCCATCACCTGGAGGATTTGCTCCTGCTTCTCGGCGATGCCACCGAGCTGCATGGCCTTCTCCTCGGGCGTCAGCATGGCCTGCGTCAGGTTCACCACCTTGCAGTCCATGTCGGCGTTCCAGCCCGCCGGATTGACCGGCACCCACTGGCCACGGAGCTGCATCATGCGTTCCGCGTCCTGGTGCTGCACGAACAGCTTCAGCAGGCCCTTGTAGATCGGCCGCAGGAACATCCACGCGTAGATGCGCGCCAGCAGCTCCTTCTGCGCCTTGGAGCCGCTGATGGTGGCCGCCACGGCCATCTTCGTGGACGACTGCATCGTCTCCTGCGACAGGCCGTCGGCCGCGCGGAAGGCCCCCACGCGCTCCTCGCGCATGTTGTCGATGGAGTCGAGCAGCGGGATCGCGCCCTGGCCCACGAACGGGGTGGACACCGGCCGCACCGTGTTCTCGCGGCGCGTGCGGATCAGGCCACCGATCTCGGCAGACATCGCGTCTTCGATGTTGACGATGCCCTCGACCACCTCCATGCGGGGCGTCAGGGCCTCCGCGAGGCTGTCGATGATGCCGCGCCAGACGCCCGTCTTCAGGCGCTGGATGTCCTTCATCTTCTCGGCTTGCGACTCGCCGACCGGCGTGTGGGGCTCGGGGTCCGGCGTCCACAGCGCCATGTTGACCTCGTCCACCGGTTCGCAGCCGATGATCTCGTGGCCGGTGCCGGCGGTGCAGACCTTGAAAAGCTGCACGCGGTCCTCGTGGGGCCACTCGATGAAGCTCTCGACGTACAGCAGGTTGTCTTCGTCGCCGGGCTCGGTGGTCGTCTCGCCGACCGGGTTGCGCGCGGCGGCCTGGGCGGCGGTCGCGAGCTGGCCGTCGCTGCCGAACAGGTCGTTCACCAGCTTCTCGTCGTAGCCCATCGCGATCAGTTCCTCCTTGCGGAGGTTCTGCCGGCGGCCAATGAGCTTGTCGCCCCTGGCGCCGCGCGCCGAGGGGCTGATGATGATCTCCTCGGGCGGCACGAGGTCCACGCAGTACTTGTGCTCGTGGCGGATGTGGCGCACCTTCGCCTTGACGTAAACCTTGCCGCGCCGCGTGTACGACTTGGCCTGGACGATCTCGCCTTCTTCGCCCAGCTCCTGCATGAACAGCGCGAAGACGTCCTCCTGCAGCGTGTAGCTCTCGATGTAGCTCTTATCGAGCATCTCGTGATACCACTGCGCGACGGCGAACTTGCGGATCAGGCCGTCCTTGACGGAGCCGTGGACCAGCATGAAGTAGTCGTTCTCGTCCTCCAGGATGTACCGCACGGCCTCGGTGGCCTGGGGCGCGATCTGCGCGTCCTCGGGGCCGCCCGGCTTGAACTCCACGAGCTTCTCGGGGCCCGTGAAGATGCGCATCAGGTCCGGCGCGGTGGCCATGAACGCGTCATGCACGTCGCGCGAGACGATGTCGCTGCGGCCGTCGTCCAGCTCCTCCTGCGTGATGCCGGGCAGCTCGCCCTTGTAGAACTCCGTCATCTCCTCCTGGACCTTCGCGAACGCCTCTTCGGCGTGCGACATGGCCTTGGAGATCATGTCCGGCAGGGCCTCTGCGAGGCCTTCAGGAACTTCGAGGATGGGTGCGTCGTAAGCCATGATTCACCTCACGCGAGTGCCCGCCGGCCACGCCGAACGGACTTGCGCGGCGCGTAGCCGCCGCTGTTGTTGCCACCCGGCGCGACGTGCATGCCGTGCGTGCCGGCCAGGGTCAGGAGGAAGGAGTCGGCGAGGTCGCAGCTTTCCTTCAGCCGCGTGCGCTTCTTGATGTCTTCCTTCGCTTCGACCTTGATCTTTCCGTTGGAGGTGTGCGAGTAGCGGACCATCGCCAGCTCGTCGATCAGCTTCGCGTCGCCCTGGTCGATGGCGGCGTTGCGGGCCTCGAACCACGCGCGCCCACGGAACCACAGCTCCGCGCGCAGGTTCAGGTAGATGTCGTTCATCGAGGGCGCCTCGGCCACGTTCACCGCGACCACCGGCAGGCCCATCTCCATCAGGCGGTCTACGACACCAGCGCCGAGCCCGATGACGTCGATGCAGATTTCGGCCGGGCGGAAGTGCGAGGGCGTTTCGTTCCACTCGGTGAGGACGAAGCCCGCGACCTGCATCGTGTCGAGGTTGCGCTTGATGATCTGTTTTTCGTGGAGCCGGGAGCCCTTGCGCTTCGTGAGGACGGTGCGGTCGTTGCCGAATCGGGCCACGTCCAGGCCCCACACCATAGGGGCGCTCTGAGAAGGGCGGATGTCGCGAACGCGAGCGGCTTCGAGGAGGGAAATAGCGATGACAGTGTCATCATCGGCAAGAGGGAACTCACCCAGAACGCGAACACGGTAGGCATTGGAGTTCTCCCCATAGGTGGAGGCCACTTCGGCGACGAACTCCGCCGACACGCGCTTGCTGTCGGTGGCCGACACGCGCATCGTGTACCACTCGTCCTTGAGGCGGTGGTGGGAGTCGTAAAACAGGCCCGTGGACTGCGTCGGGTTCCCGAGCAGCAGCGTGCAGGCGCTGTGACCGGACATCGAGCCCACGGCGGCCTCGTAGACCGCCTCGGGCACACCGGAGGCCTCGTCTGCGATCAGCAACACGTTGTCCGCGTGGATGCCCTGCATGGCCTCGGGCTGCTCCGCGCGCGACGTGCGGGCCGAGACGAACACTTCCTGCGGGGCGGCCTTCAGCTCGATGCGGTCGGTCTTGACCTCGAACAGCTCGTAGGCCCACTCCGGCAGCTTCTTCATCTGCGCCTTGAGTTCGGCGAACAGCGCGTCGAACAACTGCGCCGACGTCGGCGCCGTGATCACCACCTTGCAGGTGTAGCGCGTGCAGATGTACCAGATGGCGGCCCAGGACGCGGCGGTGGACTTGCCAACGCCGTGACCCGAGCGAACGCTGATCTTCCGCTTCCCCGACGCGATGGCGGTGAGGAACTCGGCCTGCCAGTCGTCTGGCTCCTGGCCAAGCACCTCACGGACGAACAGGACCGGTTCGTCGTAGTACCGCTCAACGAAGTCGAGGAAGGGATTGGGGGTCACAGCGAGATGCCGTTGCGCGAGCACATGCGGTCGGCGAGGTAGCGGCCGAAAACGGCCAGCTCCTCGTCGGACCACAGCGTGCAGGTCTGTTTCTCGCAGCGCTCGCGGTCGCCGTCGTAGAGGACGACGCCGGCCGGCA